CAGCTTATCAATGCGGCATCTGCGTGGCTGGAAACTCAGCTGGGAAGAAAGCTTGGGAAAAGCACCTACCGGCAAAGATATTGCGGTACTGGAACACAGCAGTTATCGCTGGAGCAGTACCCCATTGTCAGCGTAGAACGTATCACGGACACGTTCACCGGGGAAACTATTACGGACTTCGATTTCAACGAAACCGGCGAAATCGGAGTTCTGTTCCGTGAAGATGGATGGACATACCGCGGGCACATCGGCGGGCTGGCCTATGACTATATTGCCCCCAGAAAATATCTGGAGGTGCAGTATGTGGCCGGGTATATTCTGCCGAAAGATGCCACCGAAGACCATCCGGCCACGCTCCCGGCAGATCTGGAAGCCATTGTTTGGTACATGATCGCCCAGCAGTGGGCCATCATTGAAAATGATGCCGCCGGGCTGTCGGCGTTCTCTATCTCCGATGTGAGCTGGACTTTCGATAAGAATATCAGCGAAACATGGCAGTCCGTGATTTCAAAGTATCAGCGGTGGTAACATGAAAATCCTTAAAGATGGATTTCGCGCAGATATGGAGCGCATCAAGCGGGAGCTGACAGCACTGCAAGGCGTGAGTATTCATGTGGGCATTCTGGGAGACGCGGGAAGCGACATCCTGATGATTGCCGGTGTGCATGAATATGGAGCGACGATCAGTGCGAAGAATGTCAAGCATCTGGCTATTCCGTTAAATATGGAAGCAAAGAATGCTGGCAGTCCCCGCAAATTCAATGACCTGCGGTTTATTCCCATTTCTCCCGGCTATGGCTTTTTGGTACGCGACAGAAAGCATCCCCAGAAAGCCCCCGGCAGGAAGAAGCAGGAAAAACATGATGCAAAAAAGCATCCGAGCGGCGGCGAAGAAGACCCGCGCCCGAATGAGGACTACGAGTGGATGTATATGCTGGTGGACAGTGTGACCATCCCAGAACGCAGTTTCATTCGAGCGAGCTTCGACACCGGCAAGGCCACGCTGGAAAATATCTGCAAAGAAGCTGTGGACGGCATCATTTTGAAAAAATGGACGGCTCAGGAAGCGGCAGACTATATCGGGAAGTGGGCGGTCGAAATGACCCACGACTACTTCAACACGAAGCTGTCACCGCCAAAGTCTGCCACAACGCAGTTGACCAGCACCCAGTATCAGCCCCTGTTTGATACCGGGCGGCTGTACAACAGCATTTCGTACAGCGTGGAGGGTATCTGATTTATGAGAAAATGGAAAGGGCCGCAGATCCCACGAAGCCTGCTGCACAGTATGTACGAGGTGCATACCGAGGGCGGCGGCTATGATAAGGAGCAGGGCGGACAGTGGAAGCCGGGAACAACGGTCGAAACTGCGTTTCAGGGCGTTGTGATGCCGCTGAACAATGAGGATTTGCAGTACATTGACAGCGGAAGCTATACGCTCAATGCTCAGAAAGTCTATACGAATGGGCATACCCTGCAGGTGGGCGCTCAGTTCCGGGATGGGTTTGACGGCCAGATCTATACGGTCAAGCAGGAGCTGACCCACGGCCCTGTGCATTCGATGAAGCGCTACATGGTTGAGAAGAAAGGGGAGAGCAACCCGAAATGAATTTCAGGGAACTGCGGAACCGTCTGATCTCAAGCCTGTGGGATTACATTGGATGCCCGGTCATTCTGTCAAATCAGGTTCAGCCGGAAGCTGAGCCGCCGTTCTGCATCTATACGGTAACTGTACCGTATATCCCGGACGGCGGCATGGGTGACTATGAGATTGCCGATGTTGCCGAGGGTGTGAAAATCTCTCGGATGGAAATGCCATCGGCTACATTCTCATTCACCTTTTGCAGCCAGAACCGCACTGCGGAGAATGGCTCTGCGGTGAACGGTGAAGATGAAGCGTGGGCGGTCGCTGATAAGGCTATCAGCTATTTTAAGCACGCAGGGCAGGATGATTTCCTTGCACTGGGCGTGGCGGTGGTTGATGTGGGCCAGGCACAGGACCGCACAACGCTTCTTGTGGACGAAGCCGCCCGGCGGGTCGGCTTTGATGTGCAGATTCGGTATACCCGCATCGATGAGCGCGAAACCGCGTCCATCGAAAAAATCAAAATTTAAGGAAAGGACTGAATTGGATGAAAGATATTCAGGTTTTTACCGCGCTTGATGCAAAAACCGTGGCGGCGGAAAAGCTGGACATCCTGCTGCTCTCGACCGAGGGCGCGGCTGACATGGCGATCTACAATGACCTTGAAAAGCTCAAGGCGGCATTTCCGGGGAAAAAGGTCGCGGCCATGGCGGACAAGATGTTCAATCAGGATAACACCCTTGCAGACACGCTTATCCGCAAGGTGCGTGTGGCTGGCATCGAAAATCCTCAGAATGTGGGCGGCACTGCGTCCCGCATTGAAATTGCATTCGGCGAAAATATGCCGACCGAAACGCTGGAAGCAAGCACTGCCTACTATGCCAAAATCGGCGGCAAGACTGTGTTGGAGATCACCACCAGCGAGGAAGTGCCGGTGGACTGCACCGGGCTGGCAAAGCTGTTCGCAGGAACGTCCTTTGAGGAAGATGGTGTGAAGTTCACCGCTGCGGTGGACGACAATACCGTGACCTACACCAGTACCACCCGCACGGCTGTTTCTGGCTATGCGGAGAGCATCAGCCTGTACAAGGATGCAGACTGCTTCGAGGATATGGGCCTGAGCGGCGCTGTCGTGTCGGTTTCCGTAGGTAAGGCGGATACCACTAAGGCCGAAAACCTCATTGCCGCCATCGAAGACCTGCGCGACCACAACGATGACTGGTATTTCATTCTGACCGACGTTACCGACCCGGTCTGCGTGACTGCCCTGTGCAAGTGGGCGGAAAGCACGGAACCCACGGAAGCAGCGCTGGGTGCCGGTGTGGAAGATCACCGCAAGTTCTACTTCGGCCAGACCAACGACAAGGAATATGTCAACGAGTATGGTCGCAGCGTTGTTACCTATGCTGATAATCTGGCCGAGTGGGCGGATGCAGCATGGGTCGGCAGTGTCGGTCCGTTCTGGCCGGAGAGCGTCACATGGAAGTGGAAAGTGCCGGACGGCGTGAGCGTTGCGGACCTCCGCGACAGTGAGCGCGACCTGCTGGAGGAGAACCGCGTCAATTTTATGACAGCGGAGTATAAGCACGAGTACATGAAGAACGGCATCTGCGGTGATGGGAATTTCATCGACAATGTGTTGGGCGCTGACTACATCACCCATCAGATCCGCGAAAATCTGTATGAGATTTTCATTGCCAACAAGAAGATTGCCTACACGGATGACGGTTTCGCACTGGTTGCGGCCGGCGTGTTCGCGGCACTCAACCGGGCTGTGGAACTGCACATTATCGCAACTGACCCGGAGGATGACACCGGTGTGTACACGGTTGTGATCCCCAAGCGGGCAGATGCGACCGATGAGCAGGCCCGCAACCGCCAGATGCCCGACATCAAGTGGAGTGCCCAGCTGGAGGGCGCTGTTCACAGCGTCAAGGTCAACGGCACCCTGCGCGTCACCCTGAATGGCTAAGAAAGGAGGAATCTGTCATGGCAAGTAATATCGAAGTTGCATCCTATGACCCGAAAAAGGTTAATTTGGTGATGAACGGCAAGATCATTACCGGATTTGCTTCGGACTCTATGATCACGATTGCCCGCAACGAAGACACTGTTACTACGCAGGTCGGCGTAAAGGGCGATGTGGCATACAACGAAAATGCGAATGAGAGCGGCACCATCACTGTTACGCTGATGGGTACTTCGTCCAGCCTGCCGTATGTCCGCAGTCTTGCGCTCAAGCGTAAGGAAGTCTCTGTGATGATCGTTGATGCCAACGATTCGGCATCGGTCAATGTGGCAGAGGAACGCTGCCGCGTCATCAAACCGCCTGACATCACCCGCGCAAAGGAGATCGGTTCTGAGTCGGTCAGTATCTTTGTGCCGTCTCTGAATTATCGCTAAGCTATGGCCGGAACGAACTGGCCGGAGCGTCCAAAAAGTTTATCCGAAAGGGGCTACCGAAAATATATGGCTAAGACTAAGGAAATCACCATTGGTGAGCAGAAATTCACCCTCCAGAGCGTTTCGCCCTCGTGGTACTACGACTTCAACGATGAGTGCGGCAATACCGGCAGCGGTAAGCGCAAGAGCGCAAAGTACATGGACGGCATGTTCAAGAACTGCGTCGTGGCTCCCGCTGAGGTCAAGGCAAAGGGCATGGAGTACTTCGATGACAACGAAGACCTGAAGACCGCTGAAAAGCTGATCGCCGCCATCGAGCAGTTTCTTCGCAGCTGAACTGGACATTGCCATCGCTGCCCACAAAGCCAAAATCAACAAGGGCTTTTGGTGCATGGTGTGGTCTGGCAATGGCGTGACCTACACAGAACTGCGTC